TCTCCTAGATTGTTGGGCGGGGTCAGAATTGGGATCGCCACCAGAAATAGATTTAGGAGGAAGCGGCCAAATATTGGTTCTGCAAAACTTCAACGGCTACATAAAATGGAAGAACAAAACAGGCACGGAACAAGCAAACGCAAGTCTTAATGCCGGATGGATAGAAATTGATAGCACTGTTACAAATGGGGCTGGTACGATTATAGGGACTGGCACTGTTACAGATAATAGTGGTGCCGGGTTCTCTTTAAACACAGATTATTTGGTGTCGCCAAAATCTGTTGCGACGGCTGTATGGGATGAAGCTACTACAGATCATGGTGTATCTGGGTCTGTAGGGGAGGCGATACAAATAATTAAAGGGTTGTCGCATAGTAATATTTATATTGATCAAACGTCATATGACGACGATAATAATCTAACGTCGGCAAGAGTTAGAGTATATTCAACGCCGTCGTCTGTTGGTACATCGAGCGACGTGATATCGACATATATCGTTACATCTGTTGGTAGTGGCGCTGGGAAATTTACATACTGGAAGCAGGTTGAACAATAATGAGTTCTATTACGATAACTACAAAAGGAATGTTTGGTGGAACGAGCATTACGACTGGTGGATGGATTTGTGGTATTTATGGGGCTGTTTCAGCCACATTAAGTGCTTTATATACGTATTATAGAACTGGGATATCTGTAATAAGACATATGACTGTAAGCAAGTTTTTTTATAGAAAGTCGGTGGTAAGAATATTTACACAGGTGAATGATGATGGAGAAGTTTGAAAAACAAAGTTATGAGGAATTCCCGATTGCGGCTGATTTTGTTAATGTAATGGATTCTAGCGAATCATTAACATTGTCATCTTGTGCTGTTGAAGCTGAAGATAAGGATGGTAGTGATGTTTCATCGACTGTACTTGACCAAACAACGCTGAAAGTTGACGGGACACAATTGAAAATTGTTTGCAAAGCTGGTTCTGAATCAAAATCGCCATACAAGATTACGTTTAAGGGCGTTACAGATGCAACACCTCCTAATAAATGGGAAGTTGATGTTAGGATGGAAGTCGAGGAAATATAATGTCTGATATATTTATGGAATATTCATTGAGGCAAACGGCAACGTATTGGGGCAACCCAAAGACGAGCGGCTGGGGAGGGGAAACATTTGATGCACCGATATCAATAAGCGTGAGATGGCATGATAGACAGATTCTATTCGTTGACTATGCTGGCAATGAGGTGAAAAGTAAGGCGATAGTGCTTGTTGATAGAGATTTAGACCTCGGGGGGTTTTTATATCTTGGGACTTCGACAAACGGTGACCCAGGCACAGTTGACGGGGCGATGGAAATAAGGGCATTCTATAAAACTCCGAGCATGCAGGCGACGCAATTTGTGAGGAAGGCATGGCTTTAGATGGGTATATGTATAAGGATCTTAAAAAGATCGAACGTGGGTTTAATAGGCATCTGAAGATGATTCGTGGTGATCTGCAAAGTGGTATTGTCGCTGCTGCAATGCATCTTAGGCGGGAATCTCAGAAAATAACTCCATATAAATATGGGAATCTTGTTAATAGTGCATATGTGATGTGGCCTGGGAAGCTTAGGGATAAGCCGAAGGAATGGAAGGATAAACGCGGCGATGTTGATGAGTTGGAGAGAGGACATGAAGCGCATCTGTCTGTTTCAAAAAGTATAATGAGGAAAAATAAAATTCTTGGCCCAGTGGCAATTGTTGGATACACGGCCTATTATGCGCCGTATGTCCATGAAATACCAAGGAATAAATATACGAAGAAGGGAACCGGGCCATATTTTTTGATGAAGGCGTTTGACCAGAATAAAAAAGAAATGCTGAAAATAATTAAGAGAAGGGCAAAGAAATGGCGATAAACCGTACTATTGTTTTCCAGGTATTGTTATTGATATCATGCGTGTTTTTATCTGTTAATAGTGACTGTTCTATTATACGTATGTGGCCAGCGACTGCATTAACTGGGGGATCGAGCGGATCGCTGGATGCTATAGTCTCATCAAAATTAACTAATGGTGATATGGCGATAGCGATTGTGAGTAGTGTAGTATATTTTTACTCTTATGATTCATCGTCAACCGATGCAGAAGATTCGCCTGATGTTATTCAACCAGATGATTTGCCAACGTCTGGCCGTTGGATTTTGTCTGAAATAAGGGGGAATATTCAAGGTGTTGCTGGCGACGACCCATATGTTGGGCTGCTTGAGATCGACGGGACAAGTTGGTATTGGGGAATTGATGACTCGAATGATGAAGTCGAGTTTAGGACCAGCGAGACCGTTGATAATAATGTTAAAATGACATTGGGTGATGATGGCACGATGGGAGTTATAAATGATCTGATATTGGATTCGCTTGTTGGCTCCACAAGAGATAGCCCTATATTAAAATTAACATCTGCGTCCACAAACTTCACAATACAGCAGCTATATGTTTATGGTGTTACGGAGATAATTAATGATACAAGTGTTCTATATATTAAATTAAGTGGTGATACAGATGATTATCTTGTGTTTGGCGTGACCAGTGATGTCCCATATATCGGCACAATGGGTTCTTGCGATCTGAAGCTATCATCGGACAGTGGGGATATACAATTCAGCGATGATAATTTGATTACAACAGGCCGTGGCGAGTTCAAGATGATTAGTGGGGGTACACAAACTGTAACATATACAGCAAGTGGAGATATCCCAACATTGGTAGCAACGGTTGTGCTGCTTGACGGCGACAATGACAGTGCAAATGAGACACTTGATCTACAGGATGGTGTAAATGACGGGCAGAGACTTATTATAAAGGCCCATGCTGATATTGATGCAGACGATAATGTGACCGTGGCTATGACAGACACAACATGTACAAATTGTCCGACAATCATGTTTGATAAGGTTGGTGAAAATGCTACTCTTGTATGGGATGGTTCCGGTTGGTTTGTTGTAAGCCTACAGGACTCGCTATGATTAGATATTTGTTAATAATATTGATTATTTTGTTTCCGTCGTATGCTCTTGGCGCGCTTGGCAAATATTCTGACCCTGCCGATAGAAGCAAGAGATCTGTTATTTTAAATACAACAGGACATGAAACACCATATGCGTTTTTTGCGGATGGCCCTGATGGTGTTGGTGCTTTAGATTTGTCATCTGGTACACTTGCTGATTCTTATGATATTTCACCTGGGTCAATGTCGGCAATGGATCTTGTTAGTTTTGATGGCAATATTATAGTTGTTGGAAGTAGGCTTGGGGCACCATCGTATACTTTAGCACAATTTCAAGATTCGTTTGATGATGGTGATTCTGATCTTACCGATGGATCTACTGGGGATTCTACAAATGGAGAGGGTGGTCTTGATGCAATTGGCGATGCGACTGGAAATGGACGAGGGCATGGGTGGGTTGCGGGTGCAGACGGTTCTGATTCAACGCTTGTTGGTAATGAAACGACAATTGTAAAGCATGGGACATACTCAGCAAAAAGCCATGTGACTGTAGCGAATAGCCAGGACTATGCAAAGCAAGCAATTACTGGTGCCGTTGACAATTATGTGTCGTTTTGGTTTTACGTATCGTCAGATAACACAATGACAACTGGGCAGGAGTTTTCTTTAAATGTTTTAAAGAAAGGCGGCCTGACTTCATGCGGTTTTCGTGTGCAGGATGACGCTGACGATGGTGATGAGTTTAACATAAGAGCAATTGCTTTTGACAGCACAGGAACGCGGCACCATATTTCTGGCACTACGGATTTGAGCTATGATACATGGTATCAGGTTAAAATTTATTATAAAGTTGATGCTACAACTGGCGGAGCGCAGATATGGTATAGAGAGAATTACGCTGACCCTTGGACATCTGAGGCATCTGATTTTACGTTAGACACATCAGGAAAAACACCAGACACAATAACGGTTGGCATAAACTGGAGCGATTGGGCACCGATTACAGTGTATTGGGATGAGTTCTATTATAATACGTCTGTTGATTCAAACAATAATATCACTGGGTCTCAAGATGATGGGTATATTGGGCTTGTTGATGCCACTGACCCTACATCATTGACTGTGTCTGGAATGTCCGGGATTTATCTTGAGGCAAAGGTCAGTGGTCTTTATGCTGTCAGTGATGATCTTCTCTTGGTTGCGTGCCAACAGCGTGGTCTTATTTTGATAGACACGTCTGACAATTCAAACATTCAATTCATAAGCCAGTTCTGGAAGCAGACAACGCCACCTAGCACATATCCAGCAAGTAATGATGCGCAGGGCGTGACGTATATAAGCCCATACGCAATCGTGGCAAACTATACTCGTGGTGTTATGACTGTCGACATAAGCACACCGTCATCCCCGGCAATTGGAGATTGGTGGGATTATTCTTCATCTGTTCTTGGGTGTTGGGATATTATTCCATATACGAGTGGTGGAACAACATATTTAATCGGAACGACAATGGCGACAACCGCCACAAAAACAAGTCCTCCAAGCGTGGCTGATAATAGCGGGATAATTGTATTTGATGCTACTGACCTTACCGACCTTTCCAGTGGATATATTGGTAACTTTCGTTTGCCATACCAATATTTGCTAAATTATCCAATAGGTGCTGTTGGCGATGCCGCCCCTGCGAAGATAGATATATATGGAAATTATGTTTACGCTGCTGGTGGATTAAATGGGATTGATATTTGGGATATCAGCAATCCTGAAGATCCAGAATTCAGACGGTCTTACAAATATTCCGGGGATGATGAATTTATAAAGGGCGTTGCTGTGAATGAAGATTATGTGATTGGCGTGTCGATTACATTGGACAACGAAGACCCAGACATCTATTGGTATGACGTATATACTGGCGGGGATTCTTATTACGTTGATGCTGATGCTGCTGACGATAGTGGCGCGGGGACAATGGCAGACCCGTGGAAAACAATATCAAAAGTTGAATCCGGCGCGTCTGCTGGCGATACGATTTATTTCCAACGTGGAGATACGTGGACAGATCAATTGGACGTAAAAACAGGGCAAACTTTCGATACTTATGGCACAGGTGATTTACCTGTTATTGATGGCGAAAATACAAGAGCAAGATGCATTTATGGAGATGGGGAAGACAATGTAACAATTAATAATCTTAAATTAAAAGATGCATCAACAGATATGGTGCTGAATATTCATGGTAAGAATTGGGAAATGAATAGTTGTACGCTTCAGAACAGTTTGGGGTGGGATTGCCAAGCAGACGGGTATCAATGTAACATTACTGATGGGGCTGATTATTACGGACTTACAATAGACAAATGCACTTTCACTGATATTTGCGGATGGAATAATATTAATATCTATTCTGGGCATGTTGATAGCTATTGGTATAATTTAACAATAACGAATAATTCAATAACTCAATCAACTCGGCATATAAATCAAGCAAATTCAGAATGTACTGGTGTCGGAACTCCAAGTGCGTGTTGTACTGGTGATGGAGAAGGTGACTGTGATGAAACAGACTGTGTTGGTGATGGAGACCCATTTACGTGCTGTACTGGATCAGGCACTGGCGTATGTGCCAAACATGTAACGAGGGGGATAAATACGGCATTAGCAAATGGCGCAAGGACAAATAATCAAATCCCATGTGGATGGACAATTTCAAATAATTATTTTGAAGGGTTATCTGGCGGGGCTATTCGGATACGTACTGGCGATACTTTGTCAAACTTGATATCTTCAAATTCTGTTATTGACTGTTCTGATTTTAATCAACTTCAGATACATTATTCTAGGAATCTCACGATTGAAGATAATACCGTAAGTGGGTCGTGGGATCAATATGACCCAGATTACGGGGATGGGACTGGAATAATTATTGATTTTGACACAGATGAGGGTGGTGGGGAAATAGAATGGATTTCAGATGGGGTTGTCGTTAGACGCAATACTATTTCTGGAAGGGTATTTGGCCCATCGAGAAATGGGATAGGAATATGGGCAGGTAAAAATATTAAAATATATTCAAATCTTTGTTATAATAACTATAGTGGAATTAGGGTTGGCGCATATGATGAATGTATAAATAACAAAGTATATAATAATACTTGTGTAAATAATACGTATTGTGGGATAAGTGTTTATGGATCTGCAGGTGAAACGCAACCTGTTGTCGACATAAAAAATAATATTCTTTATGGAAGTCAGTATGGGATACGTATTTATAGAGCTGGAACTCCAACTATATCTCATAACTGTTATTATAATAATTCAAGTTATGATAGATGGGATGCGTTGGCACTTGCCACTTTTGATGCTGGCAATGGGGCGATATCATTAAACCCATTGTTTGTTTCAAGCACAGACTATCATTTACGACTATTTAGCCCATGTAAAAATGCTGGGTTATTTGATTCAAGTGATCCATACTCTGAGATAATTTATGATCTTGATAGTCGCCAAATGACTAAAGCTGATGGGACAGAATATTATCCGAACTCTAAACCGATTGGGGCGTATATGTATTGGCCTTCTAGCGTTGGAGGGACAGCTCAATCTGGCCCAACGTATAAGAACGCATCCCGTAAGTAGGCATTATGGCAGATGATTATAGAAAATTTGTTGATGGGCCAACTTTAATATTCCAAGATAGGGCAGATGAGATAAAGTGGGGCGAGTCATCTACACAAGTTAGGACTGGCGTTGGGGCTACATTTAACAGGGGAGACGGCCTTACCCCTGAAGAATTCTGGCCTATAGCCGAGGTCACTTATATAACTGGTCCTAGTATGTCTAGGGAAGTTATTGATGTTACTTCGCTTAATTCACCTGGTGGGTATAAAGAATTTATATGTGGGATGATCAATGGTGGGAAAGTAGAAATAGGGTTAAACTTTACAGTTGACTCTTATACTGATTTGGATTATGATTTCGAGAACGACAGTCTCGTGAATTATGAGATTCACATGGCTGATGATGCTGATACGATATTCTCGTTTAGCGGGATTATAGTGAATTTGAGTGATTCGATAAGTGTTGGCGAGGCTGTTACGGCAAGTGCGGTTTTTGACATTTCTGGATATGTTGTTGTAAGTTAACGAGGTAACGATGAATCCACCGTCAAAAGACATTGTTGAAATTTTGGAACAGAGCAGCACAGGTATAGGATATACCTTTGGGACCAATATGTATGTTGGCGAAATGCCAGATTCGCCTGACGCATGCATAGCTGTTTATGATACTGGAGGAGGGCAACCGGCTCCAAATTATACTTATGATTACCCGTCTATTCAGGTGCTTGTAAGAGGCGGTCGGGCTGGTACGACTACGTATAAGGATACGTGGGACATTGCAAAGCTTGTGATGGATGCCCTGCATGGCTTAAACGAGGAAACATGGAATGGGGCTAGATACATTCAGATTATTGCTAACAGCGATATAATAGCTGTTGGTAAGGATGAAAGTAAGCGACCATTGTTTTCGATTCATTTTAACATACATAGAACTGATGTATAGGAGGTAAATATTATGGCTTCTAATGCTTTTAGTGGTGTTGGAACTAAGTTTCAGAGAGGTGATGGGGCTAGCAATGAGTCTTTTTCTGATATTGCTGAGATTAATAGCATCACCGGGCCTAATCTATCTCGTGATACGATTGATGTTACGAGTTTGGATTCTACTGGTGGGTATAGGGAATTTATTGCTGGATTTAGGGATGGTGGCGAATTGACGCTTTCTATGAATTTTGCGCCATCTGGATATTTTGATCTTAAAGATGACTTTGAAGTTGAAGTAACTCATAACTATAGGATTGTTATGGGGAATGCAGCCCAGACTACATTTGACATTACGGGGCTCATAACGGCCCTTGGCGTTGCGATTCCTCTTGATGATAAAGTAACATGTGATGTTACGATTAAAATCACTGGGGAAGTTACATTAACTACTTAACAAGGAGATAAACGATGGCTATCTTAACCAAAGATCAGATTTTGAATGCCGATGACTTGAAAACTGAAACAGTGTTTGTAGAACAGTGGGGTGGCGAAGTCATTCTGAGAACGATGAAGGCGTATGAAAGAGACCGTTTTGAAGACTCTATGTTTAAGGGTCGTGGAAAGAACAGACATGAGAATATGGAAAATCTTCGTGCGAGGTTTCTCGCTCTTATTATAATTGATGATAAGGGGAAAAGCTTGTTTACATCGTCTCAGGACGTAAGGGATCTTGGGAATAAAAGTGCTGCTGCTCTTGACTTTCTGTTTGATAAAGGCAGAAAGCTCAATGGGATGAGTGATCAGGATGTTGAAGATCTCACAACGGATTTAGACGACGCCCAAGGCGAAGATTCGCTTTCAGATTAGCATTAGCCTTGGGCTATCCTCACCCCGATGTTTTGCTGAATCAGATTACAAGTTTCCAATTGGCCGAATGGGAGGCGTATTCACGCCTTGAACCATTCGGCCCACTTAGAGAAGATGCTAGGTTTGGTATGCTTGCAGCGGCAACAGCAAATTGTAGTTTTGCAAAGAAGAAGGACGATACACCATTTATGCCTGATGATTTTATCCCAACGCCTGAAAGTAGGATGGACGAACTTGACGATTTGCCGAGTGGTCCTAAAAAGCAGACTGCCGATGAAATGTTGGGCGTGCTTATGGGTTTGCCTGGTGTTGTTGTTAAGAAAAGGGATGAGTAATGGCAACGATCTCTACACTTAGAGTTGTTTTGACAGCGAGCACTAAGATGCTTGCGAAACAGTTGTTCAACGCTAGAAAGATGTTCTTTTCGTTTGTGTCTAGCGTTAGGAGAGCTGTTTTTTCTCTTAAAGGCGTGTTCGCAACGATATTGGTTGGTGTAGTTGCTAAAAGTTTTTTGGATGTTGCAAAGAATATGGAGCGACTACAAATGTCGCTTGAGAAAATGACGCACGGGCGTGGCGTCGAGACGTTCCGTGCGTTGAACAAATGGGCTAGAGATATGCCTGTAAATACGCAGAAAGCAATCGATGCGTTCAGATTGCTGCGTGCTTATCATCTCGATCCTACGATAAAAGACATGACGATCATTGTCGACACTGTGTCTGCTCTTGGTGGTTCTTCTGATATTCTTGAAGGTATCGCTCGTGCGTTGGGCCAGATTTCTGCGAAAGGCCGCCCAATGCAACAGGAAATGAACCAGTTGTCTGAGCGTGGTGTCCCCGCCTTAGCAATTTTAGGTGAGAAGTTAAAACTTACCGCCGATCAGGTAGCTGAGATAGGTCGCCAAGGTCTTAAAAGCGGCGTTGTCCTTCGTGCATTGATGGAAGGTATGGAGGAATGGGCTGGCGGGCTATCCTCTATGTATATGAGAACATGGTTTGGCCAAGGCGAGAGATTGCGATCATGGCTTGTTGAATTGCAGAGGGTTGTGATGAATTCTGGCCCGTTCCAAGTGATGAAGTCCAATATGGAGGATTTTCTTAACTGGCTTGGTGGTCAGTCCGGCAAAGATGCAATGGCTGGGTTTGCTAATAGTATAACAGAATTTACGTTAAAATCATTTTCTGTTATAGGGGATGTTATTAAATCATTGGTTGTTGGTGTGTATAATACATTGACAGCGTTTCATGATTTTAAGCCGATATTAAAAGATATATGGGGCATAATAGTTAGTATTGGCGACGCAACTCTTAAAATAACGCTTGGCGTTGTCCATTGGGTGAATAAACTTGGTGGCGTTCTTGGCATTGCCTATAAAATCGCTGGGGCATTTGCTTCTGTTGGCAATGCAATATTGAACGTGTTCTCGCCTGTTGCTAATGTAATGAGGACTATTGTCTCTTTTATAGGGAAATCTATAGAAAAGATAAACGGGCTTCTTAAATTTACCCCTGGATGGTGGGCTCGCAAACTTGCTATCGGCGGAATAAAATCTGCATTTAACGCAATAAAAAATATGAGTGGTAAGGCGCATGACTTAGCGGTAAGCATAAAGAAAGAGGAAGAAGTTAAGTCTACAAAGCATATTGAGGATGTATTAGCAAGCGGTGGTGAGCTTGGGGCTTTTGACAAGCTTCATAAATATTTTAAAGACAAAAAGACGATGTATGAGGAATTGTCAAAAGCGGCTGAGAAAAGAGTAAAGGAACTCACGGATGCTGCCCCTGCCAACCCTGAAAATTCTCGTGTTATAAAATTCCTGAATAAATTTATCGAAACATCTAAAAATGCGTTAGCCCAACTCAAAATGTTCCCTGTAAAGGCAGAGGACTTTTTCCCAGGCGAGAAAGAATTAGATTGGGCACTTGGCATTGGTGGTGTTAGTTGGAAGAATGATGCAGAGGCGGCTCTTGTTACATACGATAACATGATGAAGGAGTTCAACAAAGCTACCGATAACAAGGTTGCTCATACTATAGAAAAGCTTGATGAAGAAACAGCGGCTTGGATGAAATCGAGAGCCGCAATTAGGAAAATGCTTAGAACTCCTACTGGTGGCGGTGGGTTGCATAAGATTGGGATTGTCGCAAAGTCTACCGAGGTTATGAAGGATGAATTTGGTAACATCACGGGATACAAGGCCCCGAACCTAAAAGAACTTACTGATAAAGCCCTAAAGGATGCTGGTCGTGTTGATGCAATTAAAAAGTTTCTTAGCAAGATGTATGACGTTGATGAACTTATCACAATGTATGGTACGTTTGAGAGAGCTGTTGTTGAGACAATAAAAAACTTACAAAAGAAGGTATCGACGGAAGTTGACATTAATCAGTTTCAAGATTTAATCGATGCTATATATGGCAAAGGAAAAGTCGCAGTTATAAGGCCACCGTCTCAGCTAAGCGTTGCTGCGACTGAAATGCACAAAACGAATAATGTGATAAAGAGAGGAGGGGAAATAACAAAATCTCTTTTGAAAAGTCGGTATTCGTTTGTTAAGAAATTCTATGAGAGTTATAAGCCACTTGAAATGTCGATAATATCAGATGCTGATATTGGCAAGGTTAAAATAGACAAGATCATACCTGGGAAATTACTCGATAACTATGAAGTTGAGCTTGCGAAACTCGATGAGGCGATGGATAGTGTAAGGGAGATATTCGATAAACGGAAAAAGATTCTTGATGATCTTGCGGAAGAACAGTTAAAAGACTACAAAGTAGCCGTGAATGATCCGAGTACAACGGCTGAGGACAGGAAGAGAATAATGGAAGAGTATTCAAAATCTCTCGAAATGTCCAAAAATATTAATGATGAAAGGAAAGCTCTTGAACTAAAATATTTAGATGAGAAGAAAAACCTACAGGGAAAATACCATCTTACAGAATTATACGCCATAAAAAATACTGTAAGCCATTTTGCTGGCGTTATGGATGACAAGACAGAAATACAGAAGAAAAACATAGAGGAAATGCGGGATAACCTCTATCGTTATTACAGCGATGACGGGAAGAACTATAAGAGGTTGGCTCTGCACAAAGTCGAGATAGACAATTTTATTGGCGAAAAACTCATTCTTAACGAGCAGGAGAGAAAGAGAAAAGCATTTACAGCAATGGAAACGCTCAATAAGAAATATGCAACTGTTTCTATGACGAAAAAGCAAAAAGATGTTTATAACAGCATTTATGCTATGGAGGAGGAGCTTTCTAATTATGAGCATCATTTAGACATCATGGCTGACGCTGACAAGAAATATGCGGCTACAAAGATAATGTTGCTTGAGGATGTTGTGAGGAAATCGTCGAAGATAATGGATGATTACTTCAGAAAGACGGATGCGTCGAAAGTGTTATCGAAGCCGTTTAATGAGTTCAAACTGTTTAAGCCTTCAACGTGGTTTAAAGATGATTTTAGTGATGCGTTTAAGGGGGTTAAGAAGGATAAGAGCGTTAAAGATAGTGATAAATTCGGGACGAAGAAATGGTTTAAGGAACTTGAAAACGTAAGCCCGGAAAAAATAACTCCTTTCCATCTTGAGCTTAGCGATATCAGAGAAGAGTTTGAAGTTGCAAAGAGACTTGTTGAGGCTGGTTCAAAAGACATGGAGGATATTGTCGATACATTCAGGCCAAAAATACAAGCATTGTATGACAAATACTTCTCTATAGAAAAGTACAAAATTGAAAACCAGGTATATGTGTATAAGAAATGGAAAGATGACGAATTCGACATTGAAGAAAAGAACATTAAGAAAAGATATGAAGCTCTCAGAAAGTTTTACAAAGATAGAAACTCGTTGATATTCCATGAAAGAGACCTTGAAAAGAATATGGAGATGGAGCTGTTTAGAAACAATGTCAACAGGAACAAAAAGAGGATATCAATTGAGGAATCTTTTGCGATAGAATTGGCGAATATAAACATGACTGAGAGCGAAAGGGACGTTGCAAATGCAAAAAGGGCTCTTGATAAAAAGCTTGCTGATTTTAAGCGGTATACTTCTGATGTCGGTGAGGTCGCTAAAGTTTCTACAAATCTAAAAGCGAAACTCTATCTCAATGATGCCGCAGCGTATAAATCATCTCTTAACGCGCTTAAAGAATTGAAGAGTGGTTATGGTGAAGGTGATTCACTTGGCAAGGTATTCGCAGATATGAATAAAGATTTGCCTGGGGTAAAGGCATTATATGACGATATCGGTAAAATGAAACCGATTGACATGACGCCATTTTATATTGATCTTTCAAAAGCGAAGATTGAATTGAAGGCTGCTGTCAACGCAGCAAAAATAAGTGGTCAAGAAGTAGCCGATGTCGAGGAGTTCTACCAGAGCAAGATAGCCGGGATATATACGAAGTATTATAAGCTTCGTGAGACTTCAATAAAAAATTCTGTTAAATATTATGCGACATGGAAAGATGATGAGTTCCAGATCGAGGAGATGAATGCTCGTGAGAGATATCTTGCGATGGTTGATTATTTAGAGAAGACACATGCATCAAAACAGAAATTTTTAGATCTTGATATTGCTCATGGCGCTGAACTTCAAAGAATATTGCAAGCGCAAGATAAGAAAAAATTTGAGATGAAGAACAAGCTTGATGAGGAATATGAGTTATCACACTCGTTGATGATAAATAGGTCGTTTGAAGAAAGCTTGTTGGCGTTGAAAAAGGAGATGAAGCAATACGAATTATATACAAACGATAAGATGAAATATGATGCCGTATACTTTGACAAAATGAAAAAGCTGCTTAGAGAAAGTTCAGAAATATATGATAAGTTTATGAAGAAGGTAGAAGGGTCTGAAAAGATGCTTGATATCTCTGGGCAGTTTAGCGAATTCTCAGATGTTCTTAAACAGCTTGAGACCGCTCCAAAGGAATTTAATGTTGACGAATATGTTGGCACGAAGGGATGGATTTCTGATCTTGCCAAAACAACTCCTGAAACGATTACGCCATTTCAGCTTGAGCTGGCTGATAACGCGGCGCAATTTGATAGGATGAAGAAGACGTTAAAAGAAGGTTCGGCTGAGATGGATGAATTATATGCTCGTTTCGTAAAAAGAAATCAAGAAGCATATAACAAATACTATTCTATCGAAGAGCACGTCTTGAAGAATAAAACTTATAAGTTTAAGCAAGCTTCAGACAATGAATATGAGATAGAAAGATACAATCTTGAGAGAAGGACTAATGCATTGCTTGAGTTCTATAAAGATTCGGAAGATTTTGAGAGCATCAGGCTTGGGTTGCTTATTGAGAAGAAAAAGAAAGAGTTTGACATTGATGAAGCTGAGAAGAAACAGAAACTCGATATGGAAGAACAGCTTCGCAAGGATCTTATAGGCGTTGGGATGCGAGCGAAAGATCGAGAAGTTGCAATAATGCGTGATCAGCTTGACCAGGAATATAAATTAAGAGAAAATATGCTCGGCAAGAGCGAAAAACTTAGGCAATGGTATGCTGATAGGGAAAAGGAGATATTGAAGGTTGAACACGAGGAGATGATAAACATTGCTAGTGAGGGGATAGATTTCTTCATAAATGAATTTTCAAGACTTGCTGCTGAAGGAGAATTCTCTTTTAAGACGCTTGCCAATTCGTTTAGGGCAATGCTTGTGAAGATGACACTGGATTGGGCTAAGGCAAGATTCATGGAGGGCTTTACAGAGAGCCTTGGTGGAAGTATATGGGGAGCGGTGGCTGGCGGGGTATCTTCACTACTTGGCACTGGAGGGGGGCTAGAGCCGGCTGGTACACCGTCGTCATATATTCCGCCATCTGTGCCGGGGTCCGGCGGACTCATTACACGCGCTGCGAAAGGCGGGTTGTTAACAGAGCCCGTATTTGGAATTGGTCAGAATACAGGCAAGCAGTACCTCATGGGTGAAGCAGGCCCGGAACTTATTGTCCCAAAGAAATTGTTACAATCTGATGATTTTAATAAATTATCCTCACTACTAAATGGTGGATCGACAAGGTCTGAAGCGTTGCGTCTCGATAAAAGAGCCGGGTTTAGAATGGGTGGGTCAAAGGTAAAATTCTCGAAAATGTCTGATCTTGCATTTGAACTCGGGAAGTCTAGGCCCGGTGGAGCAAAACAGGGTACGTCTGGTATGCTAAAGCTTGAGAAGATTGCCGGGGCAATAGCTGATAATATCGACAGATCTAATATCGATAATATGTCAAGCACAAATGGGTTTATGAATTCACTTGGAGCTGATGTCGGTCAAGGGGCTAAGAGATTGCATAAATTTGCAGACGGTGGCGTGATAAATGAAGAGATATTTGGAATTGGAAA